TCACTGGCCCTATCCCTGGCCATCGAGCGCGCCACCCGCGGAGAGGTGCGCCAGGGCCCGGCGGGCGGGCAGGCGCAGCATGATGTCACCGCCGCCGCAGGCGGCCACCACAGGAGGATGAGATGCCGAACCGTAAACGTCCCATGAGCGCAGCCGAGCAGGCCCTGCGCACCGAGCTCGGCGCCCTGAGGCGCATCGAGCGGGCGCTGGAGGCGCTGGCGACCGCAGCTCAGCGCGTCCAGGTGCTGTCCCGGGCCCTCGAGGGCGTCCGAGAGCAGGCGGACTGGGAGTCCGAGGCGCCGGACGCCTAGATGCTGATCCTTGGCATCGACCCTGGGCTCGGTGGCGGGCTCGCCGTCCTGCGCGGCGGCGAGCTCGTCCTCCTGGCCGACATGCCCACGATCTGGATCCAGCGCCCCAAGGGCCGCCGGCGCGAGTACCTCGTCGGCGAGCTGGTCGAGATGATGCACAGCGTCATCCTGATGCGAGAGCCGGGCGAGGAGCTGCGCGCCATCGTCGAGAGGCAGCATGCTCGGCCAGGGCAGGGCGTCTCGAGCTGCTACTCGCTGGGGTACGGCACCGGCCTGGTGGCCGGCATCCTGGCCACGCTGAGCATCCCGCTCGAGTGGGCGGAGCCGGCGGCGTGGAAGCGCGCCATGGGGCTGCCACGGGGCGCGGACAAGGGCGCGAGCATCGAGCTGGCCTCGAGGCTGTTTCCGACCGCCGAGATCGGGCGCAAGGATGGGCGAGCCGAGGCGCTGCTGCTCGCTGAGTACGGGCGGCGGAGATCCGCAGGAGGATGAGATGATACGTTGCCTGACTGATGCGCATGGCGAATCATTCGCGTGCTACGCAGGTGATTGCGTCGACGTGCTCGCGCAGCTCCCAGAGAGTAGCGTCGGGTTCAGCATTTACTCGCCGCCGTTCGGCAATCTCTTTGTCTACTCAGACCAGGCCGCAGACATGGGTAACTCCACCGATGAGGAATTCGCGGAGCACTACGGCTACGCGGTGCGCGAGCTCTACCGCGTCACGCAGCCAGGCCGCATCTCCGCGGTGCACTGCTCCGACCTGCCGCTCACGAAGTGGCGGGACGGCTCGGTCGGGATCAAGGATTTCTCCGGCCAGATCATTGACCTGCACGAGCAGGCTGGCTGGATCCTGCACTCGCGCCGAACCATATGGCGCTGCCCAGTCGTCGAGATGACGCGCACGAAGCACGTCGGACTGCTATACAAGCAGCTCCGGAAGGACTCGGCGAAGTCGCGCGGCGGCATGCCGGACTACCTGCTCACGTTCGTGAAGCCGGGCGAGAACGCGCAGCCGATCACGCACACTCCTGAGGAATTCCCGCTTGACCAGTGGCAGGAGTGGGCGTCTCCGGTCTGGATGACTGTCAATCAGTCGAATGTGCTCAATGTCAAGCTGGCCCGAGAAGGCGCCGACGAGCGCCACCTCTGCCCTCTGCAGCTTGACGTGATCGATCGGGCCCTGGTGCTGTGGAGCAATCCTGGAGACATCGTGCTCTCGCCATTCATGGGGATCGGGAGCGAGGGCTACTGCGCGCTCAAGCGCGGTCGCCGGTTCATCGGGATCGAGTTGAAGGAGAGTTACTTTCGCCAAGCTGTCGAGTATCTCCGCACGCTCGAGAGCCAGCCGGATCTCTTCGGCGCCATGGCATGAGCTATCTCGAATTCATCCGCTCCAAGGAACTGCGCGCGAGCGCACGTGGTATCGAGCACGTTCCGCCGCTCGCTTCGCATCTGTTCCCATTCCAGGCTCACTGCGTCGACTTCTTGCTGCGCTCTGGCTCTGGCGGGCTCTTCCTCGACACCGGGCTCGGCAAGACAGCGTGCGAATTGGAGTGGTGTAAGCACGCAGCTGCAGAGACGAACGGCCGCGCGCTGATCCTGACTCCGCTCGCGGTCGCGCGGCAGATCGAGGCCGAGGGTCGACGCTGGGGCTATGAGATCCACGTGATCCGAGAGCAGGCGGATGCGAAGGACGGGATCAGCGTCTGCAACTACGATCGGCTCGATCTGCTTGACCCGCAGGCGTTCGGCGCAGTCGCGCTCGATGAGTCGAGCATCCTGAAAAACTTCTCCGGGAAGACTTCGCGCGCGCTGATCGAGGCATTCGACGGCCATCGCTTCAGGCTCTCTGCTACCGCTACGCCGGCGCCAAATGATCACATGGAGCTCGGGCAGCACGCAGACTTTTGTGGGGTCATGTCTTCGAGCGAGATGCTCTCTAGATTCTTCATCAATGACACCTCGCAAGCATCGCAGCACTGGCGCTTGAAGAAGCATGCAGTCGTTCCATTCTGGGATTGGATGGCATCATGGTGCAGGATGGCTGCGATGCCATCAGATCTCGGTGACTCCGACGAGCGATTTGTGCTCCCACCGCTCAACGTCAAACGCCATCGGACTGGGACCACGGCGAAGCCGATCGAAGGTGAACTGTTCGCCTCGGAGATCGTCTCTGCGACGTCGATGCACGCGATCAAGCGGCAGACCGCCGAGGCACGCGCACGACTTGCTGCGGATCTCGTGCGCGCGGAGCCGGTGGAGACCTGGGTGCTCTGGGTCGATACCGACTATGAGGCTGACGCGGTCTGTGAAGCTCTGAGCGGCATCGATGGCGTGGCCGAGGTGCGCGGCTCATTCTCGATCGAGCGTAAGGAACATGCGATTGAAGGATTCAGCACGGGAGAGATCCGCGTATTGGTTACAAAGAGCAGTGTGACTGGATTCGGGCTCAACTGGCAGCACTGCGCGCGCACGATCTTCGTCGGTCGAAGCTTTTCGTACGAATCCTGGTATCAGGCGATCCGCAGGCTCTGGCGCTTCGGGCAGCTGCGGCCAGTGGAATGCCATCTCGTCGTCGCAGAAGGCGATGAGATGATCGGCCGCGTGATCGACCGCAAGAGCGGCGAGCACGAGTCAATGAAGCGCGCGATGGCTGACGCGATGCGCCGATCGCAAGGACGCGGATCCGCTGTGCGCGTACCGTACAACCCGACGCATCAAGGGAGGTTGCCGAGATGGATGGCGTACTGAAAGAGATCGCGGACGAGGCGCTCGTCGCCGAGCGGCGCTACGGACAGCCCATGTCTACGCACGAGAGCTACGGCGTGCTCGCGGAAGAGATGGCAGAGCTGCTCGACGCGATCCGCGCAAATGCGCTTGAGTCGGTGCGCAACGAGGCGATCCAGATCGCGGCTGTTGCCGCGCGGCTTGCGCTTGCATGCCGTGGACGAATTGATTTCGCGCGGCGCTCGGGCGCCACAGAAGGATGACACGATGAGCATGATGGGATGCCGCTACTGCGGCGAGTTCCCTGAGAAACACTCGAGCCGGTGCCGCAGCGCCGTCTTCCGCGGCGGGCGCATCTGGCGGTGCCTGCGCAATCGTGGGCACAGCCGCGGCTGCAGGTACGCGGATGATGCACCGCGCGAGCGCGGACGGGCGCGGGCGGAAACGTTGACAGCGCCGGCCGTGCGGCCGTAGGGTGAGCACCGGGGCACCGGTCCTGCAGACCGGGGGCTGCTGTACGCTTCTCTCCAGCGGCCCACGCCCCGGTCTCCTCCGGGGGAAGCGAGAGGAGAGAAGCATGCCGCGGAATCAGGCGCCGCACTTCAAGGTGCGATTCTCGGCGCAGAACCACTCCAAGCTCCGCGGCCTCTGGGATGATGACGCGCTACTGGCGATGTGGGTCAGAGCTGGCGTGCTGGCCATGGAGCGCTACGCCGACCGCACAGGCGACACCTGCCAATTGAGCCAGCGCGACCTGCTCCGGATTGCAGCCACCGAGCCCTTCGCGAATGCTCTCCGCAAGCTCCTCCGGCTGGTCGCTGCGACGCCGCTGCGAATCCGCTGCGGCTGCGCTGCGAAGGCGCTGGGAGAGCGCTGCGAGTGCGCTGGCTATTCGCTGACATTCCCTAACCTCGCGGAAAAGCAGTTCCCTCGCCGATCAGACGGCACCGTTAGGGAGGGCTCCGCCTCCGCCTCCGCCTCCGCCTCCGCCTCCAATACATCAGACCCCCATATAGGCCCCCACGAAACCGAGGCTCGACGCGCCCCCGGAGCCGCGCCTGACGGCGCTCTCGCTGCCCGGGCCCGAGGGCCGAAGCCCCGGAAGCCGGACCCACGCATCGCCTCGGCCTGGACCGCGATGACCGAGGCCTTCACCGCCTGCGGCCGGGACCCGGCGCTCTGGCGCCTGACGCCAGCCCGGCAACGCGCGATCTCCGCGCGCCTCGCCGAGGGCTACGAGCCGGCGGACCTAGCCCTCGCCGTCCGCGGCTACCGCGCCATGCACGCCAGCAGATCGAGCAACGGCGACTTCGATCCCGAAGCCTACTTCGCGCCGGACACGATCCTCCGCCCCACGAAATTCGCCAGCTACGTCGAGGCTGCACGTCGCAGCGCTGCGCAGCAGGCGCCCAGGCGGGATCCAGATGCACCTCTCCCGCGGATGTACACGTGATGAAAGCAGAAATCGACGACTTCCTGGGGAAACACGCAGCGCAACTCATGGCCGAAATCGCCGGGCTCGGGCCAAAGGAATGCCACGGCCGCATCGCTCAGATCGAGGCCCTGGAGCTCCTCACGCAGCCACTACGCGCGCACCCGTACCCGGCCGTTGCATGCCGCGAGCGCGATCGCCTCGCCGCCATGAGCCAGGACCGCCGCCGCAAAGCCCTCGAGGCCGGCGAGGACAAGGCCGTCGGCGAGCGCGTCGATCGCCAGCTGCTCTACGTGGGCCGCAAGGAGTTCGGCGCCTGGTACGCGCTCGTCCGCGAGGACCTCGAGCTCCTGGCCGATACCGCACGGCAGATCGGCCCGCAGACCCAGACCGGACAGCAGCTGGCTAGGGAGCTCGAGCGCCTGGCCAGCGCCTACGCCTCCATGCCAGCGCTCTGGCCACGCGATCGCGAGTTGCCGGACCGGACGCCGGCCACGACCCCCGTGAGCTATCAGCGCCTAGCCCGCCACTGGCTCAGCGAGCTGAGGCTGGCCGATCCGCCGCCCCAAGACGACCCAGCCGAGCAATTCGGCGGCCCCCGCCAACGCAACGAGTGGTGGGATGCGTAATGGGCCACAGAACGCGCAAGGATGCCCCAGGAGCGCGCAAAACGAGGAGACCTGACGTGGATACCAACCAGAGCGAGAACCGCGATACAGCCGCCCCCGAACGTGACCCGATCCTGAGGTGCGGTGATGCGGCCGAGCGTGGCGTCGCGCAAGCACTAGATATCGTGCTATTGCAGTAAATGAGGCACTAGATATAGAGTGCCTCTGGTGTCCACGGATCCAGCGCAGAAGCCCAAGCGCAAGCCGCCAGCCGCAGGCAGAGGGCGCAAAAAGGGCTCCAAGAACAAGGTTTCGCGCGACCTGAAAGAGATGATCTGGGGCGCGCTGGATCAGGCTGGCGGGCAGCAATACCTGCTAGAGCAGGCAGAGAAGAAGCCTGAGGCATTCCTGTCGCTCGTCGCGAAGACGATGCCGAAGGTGCAAGAGCACAGTGGCGAGACCACGGTGCGCGTGGTCGTGGTGACTGGAATCCCGTTGAAGGACGGGAACTTGTGAGCGCGCCAACGTCTCCGCGCGAGCGCGTCGTGGTGGCCAACGTCGCGATCTCAGCTGCACGCGCGAGGCTACCAGACCTGTCAAGCGCGATTTCCGGCTGTTTCGTGGTGAATCGCGGCGATTTGCGGCGATTACCGGCTGATTGCGCGAAAGATCGTAGAAATCCGATACGGTGCAGCGCATGAGGGATATCGAGCTCGGCCTGAAGCTGCATCCTGGCCAGCTCGAGGTGGCGGAGCGCATCGGCCGGCTCCCGCCATGCAAGCGGTTCGCGGTGGTCGTCGCGCACCGCAAATTCGGGAAGACGACTCTCGCGCAGATGCTCCTCATCCAAGGCGCGCTGACCTCGACTCGCGAGCTGCCTCGATACGGGTACATGGCGCCGAGGCTCAAACAAGCGAAAGACGTGTCGTGGATGGCGTTGCTCGCGCGCCTCGCTCAGATCCCCGGGATCCGCAAGTCGGAGTCCGAGCTGTGGATCGAACTGCCTCACAACGGCGCGCGCATCGGTCTGTACGGCGCGAGCGAGGGACACGAAGAGGCATTGCGCGGGCTCTACTTCGACGGCCTCGTCGTCGACGAGTACGCCCAGGTCGGGCCCAATGTCTGGGGCGAGATCCTGCGCCCTACGCTCATGGACCGGCAGGGCTGGTGCCTCTTCATCGGCACCCCGCACGGCGTCGACGCTTTCCACGCGCTCTATCACCGCGCTCTCGATGATCCTGATTGGTACACGGCGCTCTATCGTGCCGATGAGACGTGCTTGCCGTGGCTGCCGCCCGAGGAGCTCGAGCTCGCGCGCCACGCGATGGCAGACGCTCAATACAGGCAGGAGCTACTGTGTGATTGGTCTGCATCGTCCGATTACACGCTCATCACGATCGACCTCGTGAGCGCTGCGACGCGCCGCGAGTACGCGCTGCGCGAGATGGCCTACGCGCCGATGGTGCTCGGCGTCGACGTCGCGCGCTTCGGTGCGGACCGCTCTGTGCTGCAGCTGCGCCAAGGGCTGCATGCGCTCGAGCCTGTGGTGTATGAGGGGCTCGACAATATGCACCTCGCGGGGATGGTGGCGGACGTGGTGGCCAAGCGCAGCGTGGCGGCTGTGTTCGTCGACGCGGGGCGTGGTGAGGGGGTGATCGATCGTCTGCGGCAGCTCGGGCACAAGCAGATCCACGAGATCAACTTCGGGGGGAAGCCCCTGGACGAGCGGTACGCGGACAAGCGCACGGAGATGTGGCACGAGGTCAAGAAGTGGCTCGAGGCGGGCGGCGCGCTGCCGAACCACAGCGACCTGAAGACGGACCTGTGCGGTCCCACGTATGCGTTCACGCCTGCTGGCAAGATCAAGCTCGAGAGCAAGGACCGGATGCGCGAGCGGGGCCTGCGCTCGACGGATATCGGCGATGCGCTCGCGTTGACGTTTGCGTTCCCGGTGGCGTCGCCTGATCTGCACTTGGCCGCTGGCCACCGCTACGTGCACCGGCAGCGGGTGGCGACGTTATGAAGCGTGTGCTCGTGGCGATGCGTGATTGGTTGCTGGATCCAAGTGCGAGACATCTACTCGCGCTAGATGCGGAGCTGCCAGTAGTCGACAACCCTGATGCGTTCGACGGACACTACGCGCTCGAATTGGTGGCGTTCGATCCGATCCGGCATGAAACTATCCATACTCCTCTGAACGATGCCGAGGCAGCCGCATACCGTGTTGCGGAGACAGAAGCACGGTCTGCATTCGCTGAAGACTTCGCTCGAGCGGAGCTGAAGGTACGCGAGCAGCACGAACTTATGGCTCGTGCGCGCGCACAACGCGAGGAGGACCTACGCAAGCAACAAGAGACCCAGGCGCGACAACGCGCTATTGCGCGCGAGCGACGATCTGAATTAATGCGACGCGAGAAGCATGCAAGAATGCTCGCATCGCAATCATACGGCTGCTTGGATGAAGTAGAAGAGCCCGCAGATGGCGATGTTGTCGACTACGAAGACAGTGTAACTGCCACTTATGACGTGTACGATTACGTCAACCGTCGCGCTGCGCCGGTTGATTATCGAATGCGGGCGATTAGGCGCGGAGAATGCTGACCAGCGCTCCGACGAGGCGCTTCCGCGAGCTGATTGGCGCTGCTGACTGCCAGCGTGCGGCCGAGCTCGTTGGCAAGTGGGGCTATCCACGCGCGATCGAGTCCGAGGAGTTGGGGCTCGGCTACTGGTTCGTCTACGGGTCAGAGGTGGTGCTCTGGTACTGCTGGTTGATACCAGATCCAGGGACGCTGCTGGTGCATCTCTGCGTGGATCCCAAGCACCGGCGGCGGATCTACCCGAGGCGGTTCCTGGTCGGGCTCGAGATCCTCGGCGAGGCACTCGGAGCGCAGCGGCTTCTGTTCGCGACGTCTGATCCGGCAGTGGAGATCCTCGGGTACGTCGAGCGGCTGGGCTGGACGCGCGAGTCGGACGAGGTCTGGAGCCTTTCGCTGGAGGATGCGGCATGACGGATCGGCACGAGTTTGCGCGGCGGTTGACGGCTGCGATCAAGGCGGTGCGCGAAGCGGATGAGCGTGCCCGTGAGCAGTTGGTCGTACTCCTGGCTGGGCGCCAAGCGGACGAGGCTGTCGCGCTCGAGCTCGATCGGCTGCTCAAGGACTCCATCGATCTCCGCGTGGCAGTGACCAAGCTCCGCGATGACCTGAAAGGGGTGCGAGATGGGAAGCAAGCCCAGCAAGCCTAGGGTGGCGAAGTTGCCGCCTGCGCCTGATCCGGAGATTGCGCGAGCGGAGGAGGCTGCGCGACTACGTGAGCGTGAGCGGCGCAGGCATATGCGTGGGCGTGGTGCGACGCTGCTCGGTGGTGCGGGCGGGGATGCGCAGACGAGCGGTGCGAAGCTGCTCACGGGGAGCTGAGCGATGGGCGACGCTGGCTCGACGATTGACGCGGTCAACCTGTTTCAGCGCGAGAAGCCTGGCGGCAAGAAAGCGCGGCATGAGGCTGGCACGTCCGCCAAGGAGGCTGAGCGCAGGCGCAAGCTGCAGATGAGGGATCGCGCGGCGACGCTCGAGTTCTCTGCTGAGCGTGCAGCCGAGGAGCAGCGCGCGAGGCGCTCCAGGCGTCTGCGTGGTGCGGCCTTGATGCTGGATCCTGTGACGGGCTCGACGGGCTCGAAGCTCTTGGGGGCGTGATGGACGGCAAGACGGCGTTGCAGCGGCTCGAGGCGCTCAAGGGGCGGCGGACGAGCTTTGATGCGCAGTGGCAGGAGGTGAAGGACCGTTGCTTCCCGCACGGCGCGGATTTCACGTCGAGCCGGAGCCAAGGGCAGAAGACGAATCTCGAGATGTTCGACTCGACGGCCGCCGTGGACCTCGAGCGCTTCGCGGCTGTGATGGAGTCGATGCTCACGCCGCGGCAGCAGCGCTGGCACAGGCTGCGGTCAACGGTCGACGAGCTGAACGACCAGGAGGAGGTGCGGGAGTGGTTCGACACGGTGACCAAGGCGCTTTTCCGGGTACGCGATGCGCCGCTGGCGGACTTCTACGGCCAATCGCACGAGGGGTACAAGTCGATCGGCGCCTACGGGAACCGCTGCACGTACGTCTACGAGGATGCGAGCAACGTCATCCGGTATCGCAATTGCCACGTTGGCAGCACGTGGATCGCGCTGGATGAGCACAGGCGCGTGGATACGGTCTACCACACGTTCAAGCTCTCGGCGGCTGCGGCGGTGAGGCAGTGGCCTCAGACGGCCTCCGACAAGATGCGTGCGCTGGCGGAGCGGCAGCCATTCGAGCAGGTCGAGGTGCTGCACCTGGTACAGCCTCGAGGTGCTGGGTACGAGCCAGGCCGGGCTGGCGACAATGGCAAGCCGTACCTCGCGATGGAGGTGCAGGTCGACGATGGCACGGTGCTCTCGACGGGTGGCTACTACGAGCTGCCGTACATCTTCAGCCGGTACACGACGAACAGCGATGAGGACTACGGGCGCGGGCCGTGCATGCTCGTGCTGCCGGACATCAAGACGCTGAACGCGCAGGAGAGGGCGCTTCTGCGGAGCGCCGAGAAGATCGCTGATCCGCCGCTGCTGCTGCTGGATGATGGCGTGTTCGGGTGGCAGGGCCGCGACGTGACGCTGACGCCTGGTGGGCTGAACTACGGCGGGCTCGACCGTGAGGGCCGGCAGACGATTCAGCCGATGGTGACGGGTGGTCGGCCAGAGATGACGCTCGAGATGATGGAGCGCAAGCGGCAGACGATCCACGACGCGCTGCTCGTCTCGCTCTTCCAGATTCTCGTGGAAAATCCAGGGATGACGGCCACGGAGGTGCTGCACAGGGCGCAGGAGAAAGGGATGCTGCTCGCGCCGTCGGTGGGTCGGCAGCAGAGCGAGATGCTCGGGCCGATGATCGAGCGCGAGGTTGCGATTCTCTTCCGCAACGGGCTGCTGCCACCGATTCCGCAGGCGCTTCTCGAGGCGGATGGTGAGTACAAGATCGAGTACGAGTCGCCTGCGACGCGGTACCAGCGATCCGAGGAGGTGCTGGCGTTCCAGCGTTCGATCGAGGCGTGGGCTCCGCTGCTGCAGGTGAACCCGAGCCTGCTCGAGAACGTGGACATGGACCAGGGCTTCCGGGAGACGCTGGAGATCAACGGCGTTCCGGCGAAGTGGATCAAGTCGCGTGAGGACGTGGATCGCGCGCGCGAGGCGCAGGCGGAGGTAGCGGAGCAGGAGGCTGCGGCCGAGCAGGCGCCTGGTGCTGCGGACACGATCAAGAAGCTCGCTGAGGCAGCGAACAAGGCGGGCGTGAGGCCCGCTGCGTGAGCCAGGTACAGACGCGGAAGCCGCAGGCTGCTCCGGCGCCCGAGCGGTACTGCGAGGACTGCCGGTTTGTGCGCTGGCGGTACGGGGCGCAGGCCATCTGCCACTGGCCGATCAGGCGTGAGCAAGTGGGCGCGCCGTGGGTGCGCCGTCCTCGGCCTGTGCCGATCAAGGAGCCATGCGCTGAACAGCGTGCTGCTGTGAGCGGGTGCGGGCCAGAAGGCCGGCACTGGCAGGAGAAGCCGGTGCGGCACTGGGAGCTGCCGTAGTGCTCGATCCGATCAGCCGCTCCAGGATCTACAAGCGCGTGTTCGCGCGTGGCGCATGGGGTCGGCCGAGCTGGCGCGTGCGCCTCGTGATGGCCCTGCGCTCGAAACGGCAGGCGTACCGCGAGGTGTTCAGGCGCTACGACGCGGACATCGTGCTCGCTGACATGGCGAGGTACGGGAACGCTGGCCGCACGACGTTCGTGACGGACAGCGAGAGGTCGACGGCGTTGCTCGAGGGGCGGCGGCAGTTCTGGCTGTACGTCTCGCAGCTGGTTGACCTGGATGAGGAGACGTTGCGCGAGCAGATCAAGAGCGCGCAGCAGAAGACGGAGGCGAGGCAATGAGTACGGGTGCGGCGATCGTGACGGGTGAGCCTGGAGCGACTGCGCCTGCGCAGCCTGGCGCAGCGGCTCCTGCTGCGCCGGATGCGCTGGCGTGGGCAGGGGAGAACGCCGAGCTCCGGGCGCTGGCGCAGGGCAAGGGCTGGAAGGCGCCGGCAGACGCGCTCTCGGGGTACAAGCACCTCGAGACGCTGCTCGGGCAGCGGGCTGGCAACCCGGAGCGGCTGGTGGTGCTGCCCGGGGACGAGTCGCCACAGGCGGAGTGGGATGCGTACTGGGCGAAGGCCGGGCGCCCCGAGAAGCCTGACGGCTACGACCTGAAGGACGTGCCGGAGGGCGACCTGCGGGACCGCTTCGGCGCCTGGGCGCACGAGGCTGGGCTCAGCCAGCGGCAGGCGAAGGCGGTGGCCGGCAAGTTCATGGAGTTCTCGACTGCAGCTGAGCAGGAGAAGGCTGCGACGTTCGAGCGAGACGCCAATGTGGTGATCGAGCAGAAGAAAAAGGAATGGGGCCAGGCGTACCCTGAGAACATCCTTGCAGGTCGGCAGTTAGCCGCGCGGTTTCGATTGACGGAGGAGGATCTGGACACGTGGGAGATGGCATGGGGGACTGATAAATTCCTCACAAAGATGGCAGAGATGGGCCGGACCTTCGGTGAGCACAAGCCGGCCTCGGGCTCGGACAGCGGGCCGCTGGGGATGACGCCTGCCATCGCGCAGCAGCAGATCAAGGATCTCGAGGCGGACCCGGATTTCCGGGCGAAGTGGCTGGCTGGCAACCCGGAGGCCGCCAAGAAACGGTCCGACTTGTACAAGCTGGCCTATCCGTCTTGACACCGGAAAAGGACTGTGTACGGTGAGGCTGCATCTCGGACAAGCCTTTGGGCCCCGAGGTGCAGGATGAAGTAGCGCCCCTTCTGGCGCGGATAAGCCCATCTCAGGGGTCCCCGCAATGCCAGGAGGACAAGCGCAGGACTCATCGCGGCAACCCGCCTGAGTGGGTTTGACGCTGAGGACGCAACGCATGTTGCGCTCTCGCTCAACCTACGAGGCGGAGAATGTCGACTCAAGTAACAGAGGCACAGGTACGCGAGTACGCTGGCAACGTCCAGCTGCTCCTGCAGCAGCAGGGCAGCGTGCTCGCCGACAAGGTCGGAACGGGCACGCATGTCGGATCCGGCGCGGTGCCGGCCGATCAGGTGGGTTCCGTGACGGCGGTTCGCAGGACCACGCGGCACGCTGACACGCCGCTGGTCAACACGCCGCACGCAAGGCGCTGGGTCTTCCCGGTGGACTACGAGGTGGCCGATCTTCTGGACCACCAGGACATGATGCGGCTGCTCGCGGACATGAAGGGGCCCTACGCGCAGAGCCAGGCGTTCGCGCTCGGGCGAGCGAAGGACTCCGAGATCATCACGGCGTTAGATGCCACGGCGACCACTGGCGAGAACCAGGGCAGCACCGAGGCGTTCGATGCGACCAACTTCGGGCAGGTGTCCGGAGCGACGGGCCTGACGATCCTGAAGCTGCGGACGGCGCTGCTCCAGATGATGCGTGCGAATGTCCAGGTGGACCGCGAGAAGCTGTACTTCGTCATGTCTGCGCAGCAGCACGACGATCTGCTCGCGGATATCCAGGTGACCAGCCGGGACTTCAACTCGAACCCGGTTCTGGTCGAGGGGCGGATCCGGTACTACATGGGCATGGAGTTCGTGATCACGCAGCTCCTGCCGCTGACGGCTGCCGGTGGGGACCGCAGCTGCTTCCTGTTCGCGAAGAGCGGTGTCCATCTCGGGATGTGGGGTAGCGACTCCCGCATCAGCGAGCGGGACGACAAGTCCTACTCCTGGCAGGTCTACTCGGCGCTGACCTGCGGCGCGACGCGCCTGGAGCAGGGGAAGGTGTGCCGGGTTCTCTGCGACGAACCGTAATCCATGAGCTTCCGGTGGCCGCGGCGGGGTTCGTCGCGGCTGCCGGTGGCGCAAAGCCATAGAAGAGGGGTCTCGACATGGCGGCAACGTACTTCAGTCAGCATTATCAGTCGGTCGAAGGAGGCGGCGCAACCGCACAAACGACTGGGTTCAAGCCTGCAACTGGTGTGTCCCATGGCAGGCTGAGGGCAAAGGTCGCGAGTTTCGTGTTCCCTGCTGTTCCTGCGGCTGGCGACATTCTGTACCTGTTCAAGATCCGATCAAGCGATCGTCCGCTCCGATTCTCAATCGCGAATCATGCACTGGCCGCCTCGGGTGCGGCCTATGACATCGGTCTGCGCAAGGAGAACCAAGGCGCACTGATCGGGGACGCTGATGATGTCGTGGATGGGTTCGTCGCGAGCGGAGCATCCGACAAGCTCGTGGATGTGTTCGGCTCTGGGACGAACAGCGTATGGCAGGTGGATGCCGACGAGTTCGATGTTGGCCGTCCACTCTGGCAGATCATGGGTCAGGCTGCGGATCCTGGCGAGAATTGGGAGTTCTACTGCACCGTGCAGGCTGCAGGAACGACCCCGGCCGTGGGTGGCATCGTGTTCGTGCTCGAGTACTTGGCCGGCGACTGATCTTCCTCCGGCGGTCGAGGGCCAGGGGCGGGAGGTTGGCGCATGGCCTCCCGCCCCACTTGAAGCGAAGGAGTTTGCATGGCGTATCAGGGGCTCAAGAAATCAGGCAACGGAGCGAACAAGCTCGGCGTGAACTACATGGGCCGCGCCAGCGGCTCGACGCCGCAGCGCGTCGGCGCCAAGATGCTGGTGTTCGCCGACGGCCGCATCATCGGGAACTGAACCTGACGTTGACCAGGCAGTCCATCCACTCGGCGAGAACGTTCTCATCGCCTACAACGACGCCGTGAGCAAGGGAGTGATTTCGGCCCTCATGCTCAAGGCGCGGCTCGCCATCATGAACTACATGGTCAATCATCCTGCCCCAACGCTCGTCATCCTCGGAGTGGACTGGGCCGGCGACAAGCTCTCGCTCAGCCATCTCGGGGATGCTGCGGATACGGTGGGGATCCTGCCTGGAGTCGAGCTCTCAGGCGTCTCCACGACTGACGCCAGGGCTGTGCAGCCGAATGCGGTTTTCGCAGGTGCAGGCACCTCGACGCTGCAGCATGACCTCGTGGTCATCTACGACCCGACCACGCCGCTGTGGATGCTCATGCAGCAGTTCGACCGGCTCTACTGGGGGTTCATCAATCTGACCGCTGCCGTTACGTAAGGGGCCAGCGTGGCCTCCGATATCGACATCTGCAATCGGAGTCTATCTCGGCTCGGGATGCCGAGGATTACGGCCCTCTCCGATGCCACCGAGAGCGGCTACGCCTGCAGCAGCGCGTGGTTGCTTGTGCGTGATGAGGTGCTGCGCGCGCACCCGTGGAATTGCGCGACGGTGCGCAAGACGCTGTCCGAGGTCGCTGCGAAGGCCATTATCTCGACGGACAACCTGAATCCGCTCAAGGTCGCTTGCACCGGGCACGCCTACATCGCCGGCCAGCGCATCTTCATCACTGGCGTCGCGACGATGACGGAGATCAACGACAAGTATTTCCGCGTCTCCGACACCAGCCTCAACGCAAACGACTTCAGGCTCGAGGATGAGGAGCTGGTCGACGTGGACGGTACGTCCTACACGGACGGCACAGGCGGTACGGTTCGGGCTGTGCCTGACTGGGATTACGGGCACATGTATGCGCTGCCGACGGATTGCCTGCGGCTGCTCGAAGTGCAGGACCTTGAGGAGAACAGCTGGGTAGTCGAGAACGGCTTCATCCTCTGCGATGAGGACGAGACGATCCATGTCCGGTACATCAAGAAGGAAGAGGATGAGAGCAAGTACGACCCGCTGCTGGTCTCGGCTCTCGCGGCCCGTCTGACGGTCGAGCTGATGGAGGAGCTGCCAGAGCTTTCCGGAACGAAGCGCCAGCTCTACGAGCAGCAGTATCAGCAGATCATGCTGCAGGCGCGCATGAGCGACGGGCAGGAGGGCTCCAGCAAGGGCTTCCGGGAATCGTCCTGGGTGCTGGCCCGGTATTGAGGCATGGCCGAGGCTGCGCCGATCCTGACCAGCTTCAACGCTGGCGAGCTATCGCCGCTTCTCGAGGGCCGTGTTGACCTCGCGAAGTACCAGAGCGGCTGCAAGGTCCTCGAGAATTTCGTTCCAACCGTGCAGGGTCCTGCGATCAAGCGCAGCGGCACGATGTTCGTGCATCCGGTGAAGGACTCCACGAAGACGGTCAAGCTCGTGCCGTTCAAGCAGAGCACGGCTGCTGCCTACGTGCTGGAGTTCGGCGACTACTACCTGCGCGTCTACAGGAACAACGCGATCATCACGGATGCCAGCGACACACTCGACGGCGTGACGACTGGCGCGACGACCACAATCCTGGCGACAGGGCACCCATTCGCGAACGGCGACCGCGTGCTCATTACGGGCGTGGTGGGCACCACGGAACTGAATAACCGCGAGTTCCTGGTCGCGAACGTCACCGCCAACGACTTCGAGGCGAAGGACCCGTACACTGGCGCGGCGATCGACTCGAGCACCTGGACGGCGTGGTCGAGCAGCGGGACAGCTGCGCGCATCTACGAGCCGGCGACGCCATACGCGCACACGGACCTTGCTGCGCTGGCATCGTGGGCGCAGAGCGCCGACGTGCTCTACCTGGCGCACCCTGACTTCACTCCGTACAAGCTCTCGCGGACAGCGGACGCAGCGTGGACGCTCGAGAAGGTCGCCTTCGACTGGCCTGCGTTCCGTGATGAGAACGACGACAAGGATCTTGAGGTCTTCTTCGATGGGCTGATGGGAGACTCGAGCACGCCCGGGCTGGGCTCGTTCCCTCTCGGGCGCACTGGCTCGCCGATTACGGTCACGGCCATCACGAACGCGGCCGCTGCGGCGGTAACGACGAGCGCAGCGCACGGGCTCGCGAGCGGAGATGAGGTGTTCCTTCTCGGCGTCTCCGGGATGACCGAGGTTGACGACGGCGTCTACAAGGTGAAGGTGACGGGCGCGAGCGCGTTCACGCTGGCCGATCCTGACAGCTACGCGGACGTGAACAGTTCGGGCTACGGCGTGTTCTCCGGGACGTGCCAGGCTCTGCCGCTAGGGATCGTCGCTGCGAACGTGCCAGGGCTCGCGTTCGAGATCAATACCATGAGCATCGTTGCTGATACGGCCACGATCACGACGAGCTCGGCGCATGGCTGGAGCACGGGCTACACGGTGCTGCTCTACGGGCTGGGCGGCACGAAACAGGCGAACAACCGCGTCTTCACGATCACGGTGACGGGCGGCTCTACGTTCGAGTGCACTGGGTTCACCGGCTACACGGCATACGACACGACGCCGCTTAAGGGGCTGTGCTGCCGGGTATCCGATCTGGACGCGAAAGGCATCTTCGTTGCTGCGCTCGCTCCAGATGGGTTCATCAAGCTACGCGAGCCAGCGAAGAGCCGCTCGCTGGACTGGTCGCCGATCGATGCCTGGTACGCTGGCATGGGTGCGCAGAACGTCGCCGACAACGACGGCTCGCCGCAGCCTCCGGATATGGTTCGGCACGAGGGCAACTTCTACATCTGCACCGATGGAGGCACGACGCCAGCGGCAGGAACGGCGCTGCCGCCGATTCATACGGTGCTCGGGCAAGAAGAGTTCGATGGCCCTGATGCTGGGACATCGGTTGGGTGGACGTTCCTGCACGACGGCGCCAGTTATCTGCGCATCGTAGATGTGCTCAATGGCGGTATCGCACGCTGCTACGTGCCTGCTGACCAGGATCCGGTGGCTGTCTCTGGCAACCTGACCTATGGCCCGGTCCCGATAACAGTCTGCCGGCAAGAGGACTCGGCCACTGGCACGACGAGCCTTGACGGCGGGAGCGTCAAGGTCCGCACGCGCAACTGGGCGATCAGTGCGTGGAATGACGAGTATGGCTTCCCGCGCTGCACGACGTTCTTTGAGGACCGCCTGATCTTCGCCGGCAGCGAGCGCGACCCTCAAACGGTGTGGATGAGCCGGCCTGGCGACTACGAGAACCACAAGGTGAGCGACGACGATGAATCGTCCATCGCCTACACGCTGAACACGGACGACCTGAACGTCATAGAGTGGCTGGCGTCCGGCAAGGTGCTCGCCATCGGGGCGTCTGGCGGCGAGTTCATCGCGTCGGCGTCTTCGCAGGAAGAGGCGCTAACGGCGACGAACGTCCGCATCGTGCGGCACACGAACCACGGGAGCCGCGCCGCTGTACGGCCGGTGCTTGTCGAGAACGTGGTCCTGTTCACGCAGCGCGCGGGCCGCAAGATCCGCGAGTTCGTCTACCAGTTCGAGAGCGATTCCTACGCTGCGCCGGACATGACGGTGCTGGCGGACCATATGACCATGGGCATTGTGAAGGGAATGTCCATCCAGCAGGAGCCCTCCCGTCTCGTGCTGGCGTGGATGGAGGACGGCTCTTTTCGTGCGTTGACATACGAGCGGGCGCAGGAGGTAGTCGGTTGGCACAAGATCGTCATTGGCGGGACTGCTGCTGCAGTGGAGTCTGTCGCTGTCATACCGGATTCCGTGGAGGACGAGGACCAAGTCTGGCTGATCGTCTCCCGCACCATCGACGGAGGCACGCGGCAGTACGTCGAGCGGCTCGCGAGGCTCTGGCGCTCCAGCGACGCGCTCGAGGATGGGAAGTTCGTCGACTCGTGCCTCACCTATGACGCTGCGCCGACGACATCGCTTTCCGGGCTCTACCACCTTCGCGGGCAGACGGTCCAGGTTCTCGGGGACGGTGCTCAGCAGGCGGACAAGACGGTGGGCGCGACCGGGAAGATCACCGGCCTAACCTCGGCCAGCGTCTTTCAGATCGGCCTGAAGTTCGAGGCGTGGCTTCAGACCATGCGGCTCGAGGCGGGTGCGGCGAAGGGCTCCGCGCAGGGCCGACGCAGGCGGGTCTCGCAGGTGGTGATGCGGCTGTACGAGACCGGAGCCGGGCTCTATTTCGGGCCCGTCAAAGACGTGACGAAGATGGAGCTGCTGGCGCTGCGGGACAACTTCGACCCGGCCGGGGCGGTGGTGACGCGCTACACGGGCGACACCACGATCAAGCCGTGGCCGAAAGGCACCGAGCGCGACCGTGACGCCAGGATCACGCTCTACCACGCGAGCCCGTTCCCGTGCGGCATCGTGGCGCTCATGCCTGAGATCACGGTAGCGGAGGGATAGATGGGCGCTGCTGGTGCAATCGCTGCGCTGAGCCTGGCTGGGGCCGGGTACTCCGCGTACTCGCAGTACAAGCAGGCCGGCGCCGAGCAGGAAGCGGCCGAGGATGCTGCCGACTTCAACGCTCGCGTGCTGGCGGAGCAGGCGGCGATCGAGGAGGACCGCAGGCGCCGGATTGCCAAGCGCGAGCTGGCGTCGCAGCGGACGGCCTATGCGAAGGCCGGCGTCCGGCTCGAGGGCTCACCGCTCGAGGTGCTGGCTGCCAACGCGGCGGAGCTCGAGCGCGAGATCTTCAATCTGCGTCTGGAGGGCGCGCGGCGGGTCGATTACCAGATGTTGCAGCGTCAGGCTGCCGGCGCAACAGGCAGGGCCAAGCGCACAGCTGCAGGAGCGAGCCTGCTGTCTGGCGCAGCTGGCTCTGCCGGGACGTATGCCCAGCTGAGCGGGAAGTTCTAGATGCCACGGATTCCGCGGATAGAGCCTGCAGCGGCTCCAGCGCCGCAGCTGCGGGCGCCTGTGCCGACGGAGGACTTCGGGGGCGGCGAGGCGCTTGGGCGCGCCATGTCGCAGGTGGCTGAGATTGGCACGAGGGTGGCGGATACATACCAGCGCTCCGAGGCGAATCGGGTCTTCGCCGAGACCCAATCGAAGCTCCTCGATCTGCAGCTGTCCTTCGCCTCCGATACGGACTACGACACGCAGGTTGAGCGTTTCAGGAAAGAGCGCCAGCGCATCCAGGCAGAAGGGAACAAGCAGCTCGGCAAGACTGCATACGCAAAAGACTACGAATTGCGCGCTAGCCAGATGGCTGATCGCATCCAATTCACGCTGGCCGAGGGCGCAAATGCTGGTCGAATCGGCAGGGCTCGCGCGAACCTCGATATTACGCTTGAGCAATACGGCTTCAACGCAGGCCGCGCGACCACAGAACACGACCGGCAGGCGATACTACGAGAAGCTCTAACGGATATCGCAGAGGCAGTAGACCGAGGCGTGTTGTCAGACAAGGACGGCGTCAATCAGGCGCAGGCATTCCTGGGCAACATAGAGATGGCCGCAGTGCGGCGCATGTTCCGAGAAGGCAATGCCGCAGATGGTGTGCGGCGCCTGCTTGATGGCGACTTCAACCTTAGCCCAGAACGCCGCGAAATCCTGATCGAGGAGGGCCAGAGAGAAGACGAGAGAGCGTTGCGCAGGAAGGTCCAGGAGGACAAGGCCAGGGCAACTGCAGCTAAGGCTGCGGTCAAGGAGCGAGCAAGGGTCGCGTTCACGGATTTGATCCGCCGTGCCAGGCCAGGCGGCGCGGGGATCACGGATGCGGATGTGGATGCTGCCGCGGCCGACTTGACAACGGAGCAACTGGAGAAGGCGACGAACATCGTCGCGAACGGTGGCTTCATACGCGACGCCTCGTCCGATCCTGTGCTATTTCTGGATCTCGTGAGGCGCGCAGAATCAGGGGATGGCGGTGCGGTTGATGAGGCCGCGCAGGCTGTGCTGGACGGCGCGCTAGGCTCTGGCGACATGGAGAAAGTGCGGATCGCTGCGTCACTTGAGAATCGCTACAGCAAGCAACTCGGCTTCCTGCGTGAATCGCTTGGAGTTGGCGAGGCGATGCTGCCTGCGAGAGATCGGTTCATAGCGCAGAACCGCTCGGCTCATGCCAAGCGGCGCTTCTTGGAGGAACTGATCGCGCATCCAGATATGACGCAGACGGATGCGGACACGCTTGCGGATGCCATCGTGGCCTCATCGCTCTATATCGATATCTCTGATATCCCGATCGCAAACTCGCAGCTTCCGAAGACGCTTGACGACATCATGCGCTTCAAGCAGGAGAATGCTGCGGCGCTAGGAGCGACTACAGGCATTCAGGTGCTCGATGAGACGAACCAGGCGGAGCTGGTACGGCGCTCGCAGAACTTGATGCGGTGGGAAGAGCTATTGAAGCGCCGCGAACGTGTGGGCGCTCAGAAGGGCACGCCATGAGCGCGCCGCAAACAGCTCCAGAGCCCAGCCTGCTACAGGAGATCGTCCCCGCGTTCGATGGAGGTGACCGCGATACGGGACAGCTTCATTCAGAGAACGTGAAGCTGGTCATGGACGAGTCCGCCTTGCAGTGGGCGCTGCGCGACTTGCCGCCGCAGGAGATTGATCCGAAACGACTGCCGAAGCCAAGAGCAGGTGAGCAGCCGAAGGGCTCGGCTATCGGACGTGCGGCGAAGGATACCGGCCTTGGTATAGTCGAGGCGCCTGTGCAGGCCGTGGGCGGCGTGATCGACATGGCGAACAGCGCTCTGCAGCTTGCCAGAGATCTATCTGATGGCTTGCCAAATCCAGGTCTGATCTTAGACGCTGAAGGCGTGCGGTTCGGTGGCACAGAAGATGTGCGCGCGGCGGAACCGCTGCAGCTTCCAACCACGCCAGGCGCCGCGACGGCTACAGGCGCCGCGATCCGTTCAGCTGCTCAATTCCTTTCCGGATTCGCCGGCGCAGGGAAACTCAAGCCGATTCAGATGCTCGTGGCTCGCGGTACGAGAGGTTCAGCCTACGCTGCACAGGCATTGAAGGGGGCCGTTGCGGACTTCGCGGCGTTCGACGCAAGCGAGCAAGGCTTGTCGAATCTCATTCAGCAGGTGCCAGAGCTCGCCAATCCGATCACGGAGTTCCTGGCAGTAGAAGAGGATGATCCGGCGCTTGTATCGCGTCTCAAGCGCACGCTCGACGGCGCAGGTGTGGGCGTTCTGACGGATTCCGTTCTGCTCGGGCTCAAGACAGTACGGGCATCGCGCAGGGCCAGAACACAGCTGCAGGATGTTGCAGCACAGGCCGATCGCGAGATCAAGCAGATCGAGACGACCACGGCTATCCAGCGTGATCGCTTCAAAGAATTACAAGGCGGTGCACCGTCCGAGTCTCTCGTTAAGCTAGGAGCGGCACAGACCGCAGAGGGCGCGTCAAAGGATAAGGCCGACATCTTCATCAACTGGTCGCGAATCGACACAGCCGATGACATAAAGGCCGTTCTCCAGAAGATCGCAGACGCGGATGCGGCACGGATTGACACCGCTAGGCGCGGCAGGAAGAGGACCTTTGAGCAGACCAAGCTCGACGCGGAAACCACGAATGCGTGGGAGACGCTGAACAGTCGTCGCAAGGGAGAGCCTCTCAACGCCGAGCAGAGCGTCGCGGTGCGCGAGCTGTGGGTGCGCTCCGGCAGCCATGTCCTGCAGATGGCGCAACAGGTACAGGCTGCGCCTGGCGATGTTGCTGCGGCGGTGGCATTCCGGAAGGCGCTGGCGGTCCATGCGACGATTCAGGAGCAGGTGATTGCTGCGCGCACAGAGACGGCGCGCGCGCTCGCGTCTTGGCGCATTCCCGTAGGCGAGACAGGACTCGACTTCTCCGCGGAGATGGATTCGTACTCTGCACTTCTGCAGCACGAATCCGGCAAGACGGCCGCTTTGGCCGAAGGCGTGCTGAATCTCAGCCGCAAAGGCCAGGTTGCCGAGCTCGACAAGTTCATCTACGGGTCCAACTGGGCGAAGACGGCAGGTGCAGTGCGCCAGCTCTGGTACTTCTCGCTCCTCTCGGGACCGCATACCCACGCCCGCAACATGCTTTCGCAATCAGCAGTGCTTGTGCAGCAGATGTACGAGCGCAAGGTTGCGAATCTGATCGGACGCGCTGGCGGTATGGATCCAGCTGTCGCTGATGGTGAGGCGCTGGCGTATCTGTTCGGTGCGATCGAGGGCTTCAAAGACGCCTTCCGGGTCGGCGCCAAGGGCAGGAGCGCATTCAAGGAAGCGCTCTTGACTGGGCGCTCGAGCTTCGGA